TAACTCACCATCAAATTTTGCTACCACCTTATAAACCAAATCTTCACGAGCTTCTTCGATGGTTTTTCCATGAGAGAAATTACCATTCCCATCTGTTACAAGATAAGAAAAAGTTTTTTGCCCCCAAATAATAACTTTCTTAACCATACCTTTGCTAGATATAATCTTTACTAAAATTTCATCAGCGATAGTAAATCCTTTTAAGTTAAATTTGCACTCTATAGACGCAGTTAATTTTAGCTTAAAATCAGTAGAAGGTTTCTTGACATCGGTAGTAGTTATCGCCCTGTCTCGTAAACAAAGACAACCACCGACAGTGAGGTTATCGGGCAGAGCAGTTATCGCCGTGTCTTGTAAATAAAGAGAACCACCGACAGTGAGGTTATCGGGCAGAGCAGTTATCTCCGTGCCTCGTAAATCAAGAGAACCACCGACAGTGAGGTTATCGGGCAGAGCAGTTATCGCCGTGCCTCGTAAATCAAGAGAACCACCGACAGTGAGGTTATCGGGCAGAGCAGTTATCGCCATGCCTTGTAAATAAAGAGAACCACTGACAGTGAGGTTATCTCCTTTTATAGAAATTATATCTGGCGATACTCTCCATAATTTAGCTAATTTATCTATCATAAATCCCCTTTCATTTTGTTCTTGCAATCACTCTACATTTAAGATAATATGCTAATATAATACTTATGTCAATAGCCAAAATTACAAAAAGGTGAAAATAATATGGAAAAGAAAAAACTAGGTCGCCCGCCAGTTGGAAGAACAAAAATAACAAGGTCTTTCAGCTTATTGAAAGAAAATATAGCGTTTATTGAAGCGGTGGCACAGAAAAATGATTGTTCAAAGGCTCACGCATTGGATTGCATCATTAACGACTTCATCGTGCTTAATTTTCAGAGAGAAGCTGAATAGCATCCTCGGGCGAGCGAGCTATGCCAGCGATGCCACCAGCTTTGATTACATTATTGATAAATATCTCTTGCTCTGGTCTTATCACGCCTTTTATTGTCTTGACTTCAATCGCTGTAAAGATGGCAATCTGACGACCTATATCATTTTCTGTTATAGTTATTGTCTTCCATCCGATAAGGTCTGATGAGCCTTTAATGCTTAAACCAGCAGATAAAATTACTAGTCGTTTAATTGCTTCAAAAATAGCAATCCAGTCTCTTTTCTTTATCGCAGCAAGTAAATTTCTGACGCTTGCAATTGTATAAAAAAAACCTCGTGGATTTTTCATAAGCATTGTTCGTTTTTTTGCAGCAGCAATCATTATATTGGCACTGATATTACTCTCTTCGGTTGCCATCTCTAAAACTCCAATTTCAAATATCGCCGCGCTTTTAACCGCAGTGTGCCATCTTCTTTATCCTTTGTAAATAAAACACCTCGTGAGTAAGCTGTTTATCCTTCAGCCATCCCACGATATAGGCTTTATCTTCATGGCTATCCGAGTGGAAAATCTCATCGGAAGGTTCAAATTTAATACAACTCATATAATAATTCCTTGTGTTGGTTAATATACAGTTTTTCTATTTTTGGGCAGCTCCCCTGTGATGACAATGTGCTGCGGGTTTTAATTTCTTGTACGCATTTGAAGGGAGCGTTGTACTCGCTCATGAAAGATAAATAAGGCAAGTCTGCAAAGAATTTATCCAAATTATCGTGGTTCAAACCTTCAATGTATTTGGCAGTTCCCCTATAAGGAGGGTCAAAATAAACGATTGTCTCCTCTATTGGTGTGGTGATTTTCACATCCCTATAATCAAAATTTGTGAAGCTGATTTTTTGCTCCAACTGCTGCAAACTCTCCAAGTTCTCCAAGCTCTCCAAGTTCTGCAACTGCTGCTGCCTCTCCAACTGCTGCTGCCTCTCCAACTGCTGCAAGTCTAATCTTTTTCCTGCATTTCTGATATAACTGCCAAAATCTAAACGCCTGTCATTTATGGTTTTTAGATTGCTGATTTTTATATCAGTTTTTAATAAATCATTCAACTGCTCCAGTGCTTCAATATCACGAAAAACTACCACATCGTGCATTAAATGCTTCTTTTTTTCCAATTCTGAATTGAACATATAGTTCTTCTGATTATTGCCAAAGCTATAGCAAATCCTTGCGAATTGTGCATAATTCCCGCTTTCAGTTCGCAATTTACAAAACTCCTCACGGGTGATAAAATTGTAATACTCGGCTGGGAAAATACCGAACTCGCTTTGTGGGGTTTTGATGCACTCAAAAATAAACTCTATAAAATTTACCAAATCCGTTTGTTTTTCATTGTAAAAAACAGTCATTCCTTTTTGCAATGCCGCAAAGGACATAGCACCACCCCCGCCGAATAAATCCACAAAATACTTTGCATTAGGTTTTTGTTCTAGCATTTTACAAATTAAAGTATCGGCGTGTTTTCGTTTGCTTCCCATGTATGGCAAGCCTAATGGCAAGGTTTTTTGAATAACAGAATTACCAAATAAATCATGTTGCATTTTTAACCTTCAATTCTTCCTCATAAAGTTTGTACGCACGATCTTTGACAAATTTCTGGTCATCGCCTGACCTTTCTTAAATTAAAAGTTATATAAGCCCACCCTGATTTATAACCCCTCTGTTTTTCTATTTTTAATAAATCCTCCAAAGTTTCTGCTCTCCCCTGCTCCTGCCGTGCCTGTGCCTTCTGTTGCATAATCATATTTTTGTCTAGTTCAACAAGTTCACCTTCCACCTGTTCAATCTCACGGCTTTTAATTTCCCTAGTGTGACCACATTGGGGGCAAGTAAGTCCCCACACTTTGGCTGTCCAGTAACATTTCTCGCATGACTGAATGCTAACCGCCTTTTCCACACCTTCACGAGTGCCTTTAGATGTTCCTTGTAAGCTCCAGTTTCGCTCTGTATCTGGTAGCGAGTGGTTTGGCGTTCCATCCATTTTCATAGCGTTGCTTGCGTGGTCAAAAATCAAGGCTGGGTATGGCTTATAGCGGAGGCAGCGACCCCATTTTTGTAACTGTTTCGCGACAGATTGTGTTGGCTGTAAGTCCGTTAAGCTCTCAATAGACACATCAATGCCTGCACTGCTAGCAAGATCAAAACCTGTAGTTAAAAGGTCGCAATTTACAAGTTGCAATAATTCTTTATTCGCAAAAGCTCGGATTATTTTTGCTCTTTCTGCATCATCCATAGTGCCGTCAATATGTGTTGCAGCAATTCCCGCATTGCGAAATTCTTCCGCTACAATCTCACTATGCTTTCTACTTGTGGTATAGGTTACGCCCAATTTACCCATCGCATGAGTTTTATAGTGATGCACAGCATCGCCAATTAATACTTTATCATGTTCCATTTTATCGGCCAGTTGGTGCTGATTATAATCACCACCAAGCATTTTTATTCCTGACAAATCTGGTCGGCTCGGCATGAATAAACGATAATCACTCAACCTTTTGTTTTCAATTAACCAGCGTATTGATTTACCGCAAACCATATCATCAAACCAATCTCCCATTGATTTACCTGATAATTTAGTTGGTGTTGCACTTAAACCAACCACTACTGCACCCTGCCCATGAAAATGCTTTATGATTTTATCTATTCCATCGCCTGAGATGTGGCACTCATCTATTATTAGGAGATTTATATTCTGTAAAACATCCAATCTTCTAGCTAGTGAAGGTGCGGTTGAAACAAATGCTTGAGAAAGTTGGTTAAATGGCATCCCAGCAGAAACATAAGAGTGCGGAATATCATATTTGTTATATGTTGCACTGGTCTGTTTTAGTAGCTCCCTGCGTGGCACAACGAATAGCGAGCGAGTACCTTTTGTGTAGCTTCCCCTTACCATTGCAGCAGAAACAATAGTCTTACCACTGCCAGTTGCAGCTTGCATAAGCACGGATTTATTGCCCTGCTTGATGCTATTTCGCACCATTTGCAGCAACTCTTGCTGGTCATCAAAAAGTTTAATTTCCATATTGGAACTCTATTATTTCTTCGTTGGTTTCATTATCAATAAATAGCGATATTGGCAATCGCACAGCACGAGCTTTCACGAGAGGCGAAAAATACTCTATATTCACCACTGTTGCATCTTTAATATCAGCTAGCGTGCTTCCCCAACGCATACCCCAGTCGGTTTCTTTTAGCAGTTTCGCCAAATTCTGCGAGCGGGTGGCAATTGATACATATTCTCGCTCAACTCGCACTCCATGATTTCGCAATAATTTATTCGCACTTTCATCACCACTAGAAACTCTGGTAATAAGCTCACCAATAGAAATATCTTGCCCACCAGTAGTTTTTACTAACGAGCTAATAATATGTTGCAAAAGCCGTATCGGGTCGCTGTCTTCCTGTATATTCGTGTGAGAACTCCAATCATGGGCTTTTATAAATTTTAGTGCATCTTCCATAGAAATTATATCAGTTCGCCCGAGCATATAAACTCCCGCTAGCATCGTGCCAATCAATTCACTAGCACGAGCTGATTGCGGATTACACGAACGAAACGCTTTCTGAAAAATCTTAATGTTCGCAAGTAATGAGTTCATATTCTGCAAAGTACGAGCGAGCATTCTTTCCGCAAAATCGCTGGTTATAGTTTCATCAATTACATCAAGCAAATTTGCAAAATCTTCAATAGCTGTTGATTTTATGTTCTTTTTTATTTTCATAAACGCAATACGACTTTCATCCGCCGTCTTATTTATCGGCGGGTTGATGCCTGACAAGCAAGCACAAAACCTCGCCTTAAATGGTTGCTGTCCGAATTTCTTTACCACTGACCCTGTGCTTGATTTTCGCAATAATTCAATTACTCCTGCCATTGATTGCGAGGGTTCGGCTTCATCATAAATCAGCGGGCGAGCATCATAGCCCATTGAGGTGCGTATTGCAGGCTCGGTTGTTCCTCCATCCATGCAAAGGGCAATTTTCCCTAGAACTGGTTTTATTATTCTGTTAAGAATAGTGGATTTTCCCGATTCTGCTTCACCTGTAATAAAAATATGTGGGCGGAATTGCAACGCTGCACATATCGGGGCGATAACGAGCCAACCAGATAGAAGTGTCCCTGATAATTTCTTCTCCCATGTTACTGTTTCGCAGATTTCCCGCAATTTACGAGCCTCTGCGTTAGTTAGGGCATCCACTGAAGGCGTAACCAGTTTCGCTGCTGCTATGTATGTAAATTCGCTGCGAATATCATTAAAATCGGTTTTTACGCCATTGATATAAATTTCTGACCCACAATGCAAAAAGACCCTCCCCTCATCTAACCAAGCACCAATCCCACGCACTTTATCTTCTTCTACAAAAATCCCTTGCTCGGTTGCATAATCCATCATAAGGCTTGCAATTCGCTGTGCAACCTGCCCTTGCGTTCCTAGCAATTTTCCGCCAGCATCCCTATGCGGTGCAAGCAAAACTTCCTCTGGTGCAAGCTGAAAGAAGTTCAACATATTGTGGGCGGTCGGCGTTAATCTTACTATCCGCTTCTCGCCATAAGGATAATAATAATAAGTTCCACCATTATAGCCAAGAACGCAAAATGGATAATTATATTCTAAAAGTTTGTGAGGTTTTTTATTCCGTACAAGTTTCTGCTGTGGTGCATCCTCTATAGGCATTTCTCCATATCCAGCATCGGGCGGGGCAAATTCTATAGGGCAATCATCGGGCGTAATTTCTGCGGTCGGCGGTTTGATTGCTGATAATATCTTTTCCGCCACCCATTCCTTGCCATATAATATCGCTGCATCGTTCCAATCTGTGGGCTTACCTTCCAAGTCTGCATCCGCAAATTCTGGGAAAATAACCACCGCACCACCAATAGCACTGGCTGCTTGATTTGCTTTAATTATTCCAGTATTTTCCTGCTTAAATTGGTCATTATCAGCACAAAAAATGAGGCGGGCATCGGGAAGCTTTGCTTTAATCGCAAGTGCTACTGGCTTCAGATTACCCGCATCAAAAGCAATAACTACAGTATGTCCCGTAGCTTCGTGGATACTTGCACCCGTGCTATATCCCTCACAAATTACCAAAATATCAGTTTTCGTACCAATAGAGAAATAAAGCCCTTGCTTGCGGCCGCCATAAAGAAAATCTTTATCACGCTCTAATTCCGTATCTATTTCTGGAAAAATCGCTTGGATATTCCACACCAAGCGGTTTTCATCACGCAATGGAATAAATATACAATTTTCCTTTTTTCTTTGCTCCCAATAACCACATTTTACGCCTTTATATGACTTTACTTGTTTGTGTTCTAAATAGGGGTGATCAACAGCTAGTTGTGAGGAAGCGAGCAGCGAAATAGCAATTTTCTGCACTTCCGTCTGCCATTCTAGCAATTCCGCTTCCTGCTTTTTTCGTGCCTCGGCTGATTTTATTTTCCATGCAGCTAATTCTTCTGAACTGAACTTTTTATCTGACTTGCTCGTGTAGCTGTAAGTAATTCCGCTTCGCATTGATGTTGCATAACCATAGGCAAAATCACCATTAATAGCTAAAGCATAAGAGGCTTTTTTTACCCCCTGCTTATCGCCTTCAACAGTGTAATATCTGCGGGTATCATCCGCCACAATATCAGCGGGGTTTGCTGGTGCTATTTCATTTTTTTGCAGGAAGTTCAAAAAATCTTCTATATGGTTCATATTCTGCCTTACGAGTTAAACGGGGGCTATGGTGGCGAAACGGGCAGCCCGTTACTGTTTGTCCGAAGCTCATGACTTCTTCGTAAGTTTCGCCTATAGAACGCTACATAGTAAAATTTCTTCATGCAAGCATTATTTCATCCCATTTTTCTATCGCTTGGTTTTCCGCTTTCAATTTGCTATTATAAGAAAAACCTAGGGTTATATTGCCTTTTTTGCACCTGCAAAATACTTTTGCATAATATCCGCCATATTCCCACGAGTATGCTTCAGAAAATAGCGTAGTTTTATCGCAATTAGGGCAGTTAATCATTGCTAATGCAGCGCCTCTAGTGCTGTTGCTATGCGTTCAAAAACTGCTAAAAACTGCAATTGGATTTCTGCTTCATGTGCTTTTTTATCTTCATATTCTAATTTTCCTAATTCCTTGCGTCTTTTCCCACAAAGTTTCTGTGCTGATTTCGCGCTTGTTAAAGCTGTTCTTATATTAGCATATTTTATAGCGTCACAGTTTCCCTCCATATCAAATATATCAAGTTGTGTTTGCATCCCGTCAATTGCAATTGTAATTTTTCGCTCAAATTCCGCTACATCGTCCAACGTTTCAAGCTCATCAAATGGAAAATCCCGCCACCATCCCCTTATATTATCATTAATTTCTATAGTCATCGTTCTTATTCCTTTGCGTTTTTCATAAATGTAACAAATAATTTCGCTCTATCAATAATATCAAGCATCTGTGCTGTTGTCATAGTTATACTATCTCCTTTTCGTTTGGAGTATTTACGCCACCCACTCACGCCATCAGGTGTTTTTATTCTTGACCGCCATACACTTCTAATTCCATATTCATTGGTCATTCCAACGCGAAAAATCTCTATCTCTTTGCGATAAAATACTTCTTTGATAAAAGTTAGCATAAATTCATAATATATCATTTTTTATTCCTTTGCGTATAGATAAATTATTGCTTCGGCGGGTGTCATTTCGCCACTGGTTTTGACATGGATTTTATGCGCATCTTGTATTTCATTCCATGCCTGTTGCTGCATAAAAATAAAGCTCAAAACCACAAATGATAGGATAAAATAAATTATTTTCATTGTTCTAACTCCACATTGGCATTACTCGCCCTTGAAACTCGGGGCAATCGTAAAAAGTGATAATTGCTTGCTCACTAGGTGAAATTGGCAGGATGGTTATAGTTTCACTCCCCCTCAAAATTTCGTGAATTTTGCCAAAAACTGTAAGATATTTCGCATTAAATTGAACCGCAACAGATGGCGTGGCTTCTAATGCATCTTTTATTCTATTCCGAAAATTGACATAAGCCCTATCAATAGGCTTTAATTCCATTATAAAAAATGATTTTTCAGCATTAAAAAGCTCAATTTTCCTGTTTTCAAAATCAATTTTGGCTTTAGCAGCGTAATATTTTCTTGCCACAAACAATAAAATCTCAATATCATCATTCGGGATCGTGAAGCTATTAACGATTTCATGGGCGGCCTGCAAATGAAGCATCGCGATTATATGCCCGTTTGTAGCAATAAGCCCATGTTTGCCGTCCATATATTTTTCAATATGCACACCGTTCAAATTATAGCGGGCCTCTTCATGGCTTGCAGCCAAGCTAATGGCGTGTAGTTCGTTAAGTTTTATCATTGTTTTACCCTCGCTAATCCAAATAAAAGCCCGATTAAGGCGATTGCTAAAATACTTGTTACGCTAAAAAATGCTATTTCCTCGGTGCTCATATAAATGCTCTACTCCTCTTCAATTGTTACATAGTCCGCACAATCCTGCCGTTCTATTGCCTCTAATTCTTCCTCGTAATATCCTTGCAAATTATACAAAATACTATTTTTCATTTTTTCAAATAATTTCTCGCCTAATAAAGCATCGTTGTTATTCAAAGTCGCCAAAATGGCGAAATCCCCGTCTTCTCGGTAGTAGCCTATTGAATAGCACATATAATCAATCCTCCAAAAATTTTGTTATCTCATCGCAAGCATCACGAAAACCGCAATCAAACGGATATTCTCCGCCATGCTCACATTTTAGTTTTGCGATATATTCTAACAGTGTAACGGGTTTTTCTTTTTCAAATAAATCAGTCATTGTTTTTACTCCTCAAAATAATGGTAAATCATATATCCCCCTTCATTGGCATAATTACTTCTATTGTTGCTCTTTTTGGTGTGTGTTTGATTAGTGTTCTCATGGTTTTGACTTTCTATAGTGCTTTTAATGCTGGTAAAATGTAGTGGTTAAATGAATGAATAGCGTTCGCATTAAATAGCCTTTGCCACGCTGCATTACTAGGCGACCATTTGAAGCCGTTGCTTTTCAGCGTGGCAATCATCGCCTGTGCTGGCTTGCCCTCAAAAAACAACTGTAAGCGCATTGCTTCCGTGTTCTCCAGAACTCTTACGCCGTTAATTGTGAAATCCTTAGCAACTGTCGCCTTGCGCTTTTCAATCTCTGCAATACGTTCTTTCGTGCGGTTAATTTCGGCGCGGTTATTCGTTAAGCTATATCCAGCAAAACCAATGCCACCAAAACAATCAGGCTTAAAAATATCCTCGGCGCGCTGCTCTGTGCCAAGCAATGCAACAAGCGCAGCTTTATCAACTGGGCTTTTCCGTACAATCTTATTTACTGCAACCATAGTTTCTTGCGCCTTTTCCAGCTTCGCCATCCTATCGCGCAAGCGTTCCAGTGCGTCTGCATCGCCTGTCATAATTGGGCGGGCTTCTGGGTGTGCTAGATAATAGGCTTCTTGTTTGGCTTCTCTTACGATTTTGTCATAATAATCAGTAGCAGCTTGGCTTGCTGTATGTTCTGCTCGGTTCGCCTTTTCAGCGCGGGCAACTGGGAAGTTTGCCCCGCCTGTAATCATAGAGCTAATGCATCGGCTTTTGACTTGCATGTGTCGCACAACTAATGCCTCATAACGGGCGATTTTCCCCGCACTCACGCCTGCTGCTTGCAAGTTGGCTATATCAACATCAAAACCAATGCAAAAGCTTTCTGCGCGCTTATCTGGTGAAAAGCTGGTGTTGCCGTGTGCGCGATATGCTAATTCGTAGTATTTATGGTTTTTCATTTTCGTTACTCCCCTAAAAATCTAACACTTATGGCTTTAGCCATTTTATCGCCATCAGTGCCAAAGTTAAAAAATTTACCTACATAATAAGCCGTGATGCTTTCCCGTGTTCCATTTATGCCAGTGGTCACAGTGTTACCATCAGCGAATAAAATTGTTACGGTGTGACGCTCGGTTATTTCGTCTTCATAATGTTTATGATTTTTCATAAAATGTTCCTTTTCGTTTTGTTAAGTTTTAGGGGAGGCGGTTAATTCCGCCCTGCTTGGTTATTAGTTGAAATAGCTGTGGCGAATTTTTTCAGGTTTTAACCCCTACGCCACTACCTTAATGCGGGAAGACCAACCGGTGATATGTTTTGCGTTTTTATTTGTGATTAAAAAATGAAATCCCGTTTTTCCAGTATATAAATTCAAAATTGGACGAGATTGTTCTATTGGCATTTCAAAGATGCTTGGGTTTTCATCTTTAATTTTTAAAATTGCATTTTTTATTTTTTCTGCGGTTGTCATAAAATGTTCCTTTTCGTTTCGTTAAGTCGGATGCTTTATTGCGTCCGATACCTAGAATATAAGCCTAAAAAAGATTATGTCAAGAACAAAATGCAGTTTTTTTCAATTATTTTCACTATTCGTTATATTTCAATGGGTTAGGCGAGGATTTCTCCCCGCCATTCCCGTTTATATCCCGTTATCTTCTTCCTCTTCTTCGTTATTATATGCTAATGCAGGATTTATAAGCAAAGGATACTCTTTTCCTATAATATCAAATATTCTTTGTGGTGGTTTTCCCTTTTTTTCCCAATTTGTTATAGTTAACCCACTTACTCCGAATAGTGAAGCACAAGCAATTTTACTTAAACCTTTTATAGCTCTATATTCCGCTAATATATTATTGCTTTTGTTATTGCTTATAATTATATTATGTTCATTCATTAAATATAGCAAAGCATTATAACTTAAGTATTTCATGCGGTGCGCCTCACTATAGGTTTTAGTAAAATCACAATCGGGCAATAATCCATCGCTAGTTACTTTAATATATATTTTCATAAATCGCTTTCTATGTATAGGTTATGCTCTATAAGAAATTCATAAAGCTGCGGAAATCTATAGCCATTATAATATAAATGTCAATCATTTTTTACAAAACATCTCTTGATGTATATATAAATTATAATTCTAACAATAATAAAACAATAGCTAATTTATATAATTTCGCTATAAATAATACTGTAGTTTTATATACAAAACATGGCTTCGAAAGCTGTATCGCCAGATTAAAAGGCAAAAAACCGCCCGAAACCCTAGCATTTCTGCGGAGTAGCAACTAACAATCTAGGGTTTTCGCCATTTATTGCAAAAGGTAGTGGCAGGTAGCAAGCAAAAAGTCGTGATTTCTCCTTATTTATCAATAGAGTAGCGAAAATTCTAAAAGTAGCACTTTTTTATAAGCTATATATATATGATGATGACATGATGATGAACCCTCACATATAACACACCCCGTTCATATATAATCCACTACTACTACTAATAATAATAATAAAATATATATATTATAATAGGTTAGGTAGGTAGCGTTTTAGGTAGCAAAGGAGTAGCAAATAGGTAGCATTTTTTTATTTCGCTACTTTCCCTAAAAACTGAATAAAAATATCCCTCATATTAACTGCACAAACTTAACCAGCGATTATATGCCCCAAATTCTAATTCTAATGGCACTTGCAGCATTGTAAGCACTGCATCTGCTAGGTGACTATGGAAAACACTCCAATCGCCTAAAAGGGGGGTTAGAAGCTCAAATAGCCACATCTGCACAATTCCTTGTCCTGCGTTCTTTGTAATTCACACAAAAAAACTGTGGAATTATTCAATCCACATAAAATTTATGTAGAATAGGATAATTCACAGATTTTTCTTGTAGAATATGCAGTAATGAGTTGGTTAATTCTACATAAAATCCGTGTAGATTGCCGTAATTCACATAAAAAACTTGTGGAATAGGTGCAGACACAAAAAACCCGCCGTGAAGCGGGTTAATTGCAGTTTGTGGAGGTTGGTTATGCTGTTTTTGCACGATTAAAAAATATATTCTCAATTTTCAACCATGTTAGATTGCGTTTAGCTTGCCTGTCACAAATAGCTTGTGCAATGTCAAGATGTTCATATGCTCGGTCATCAATGCTTGTTGAGTGAGTTGTCCCGTCAACCATAACAGAATATAAACCTTTATCCTGCATCACCCAAAATTTGCCATTTTGGTATAAAATATCTGATTCCCTCATGTTACTTTCCCCTAATAACCATTGCTTTTAAGAACTTTTAATATCAGCATATTCGCTGGATAAAAGCTCGGCACTTGCAACCGAGCTTCTCTTTTCACATCGGATAAATTTTCGCCCTCGGCATAACCGACTTCCTCGTTATTTTTATATAATGCTGTTACTTGATAAAACATAATTTTAACTTTCTGTTGTAAGGTGGCTTTATTGCCCCCTTGAAAGAACCATAGCACATAAAAACATTATGTCAACCACAAAATGCAATAAAATGTAATTTATTTTACATCCTATTGATAAATAACAATAAACCCCGTTTTTTCCATAATCTGGGAAATTGCGCCTATGGATGACTTTAGGATATATCCTAATGCGAACCATTCGAAACTGGATATATCCTAATCATGGCAGTGGTTAGGCTGTCGCGAGCAGTATCCGGTTCAGCTGCTGGCAAATTCTCAATGCGTTCAATTCTGCAACATCATTCACTCTTCAACACTGGCAACCTTCCATTTGCCTAGCTCATAGCTTCCGTCGCGCCTCTTCGCAGCGCGCAGAATCTCTTGCACTGTAGGCAATGGCAAGCCGTACTGCTTTGCAACATCACAAGTAAATTTACCTGCATCTGGGCAACATGCCATAACCTTCTCATGCTTGCCTTTGCCAGTACAATCCTTTCTGCGTCAAGCTCGTAAATGTTTATTTGATTTGGTTTATTGTGCTGTACTTTTTCCATGTTCTTATTCCCTTCTTATTGGTTGATGATTAAAGCCAAACTAATTTATACTTAAAGCAATTATATGTGATTGTTTTTGTGAGCTTTGTTNCCCCTCCCCCTATAGGATGCCACCCGTACCCCCCCCTCCCCCCCCATGGTCGGACAACTAAAACTCTATTTACTTTTTGTGAGCGATTTGAAAAAGTGTTTTTAAATTTTATCATAATTTTAAGATCCAACATACCCTTTTATACCCTCATAAAACAGCTTGACTAATACGGTTATAATTCATATATTTGAGTTATGATTAAAGGCACGAGAATTTCTGTACCTCTTGGAACTATTGCGATTGAGGATATTATTGTTGGCGATGTTGTAAGCACGCCTGATGGGACTAGTATTGTATCAAGTATTCGAGTTAAGGAAAGCAATCGAACTGCTGAGGTGACGCTGCACACGCATTATACTGGGGTTAATTTTACGCTTATTGGAGACTTGGATGAGGAGATATTCACACTGCCAAGTCATAATAGAAAGTTAGGGAATTTGCATAGGATTAACATGGTATCTGATAAGACGCAGGTATTGAAGGTTGATATTGAGTATAACAAGCGGATACCGACATATTTATTAACGCTTGATGGCGGGGATTATTATTTGGTTAATGGGGTGAAAGTGAGGAGTGAGCATGGCACACGCTAAGAAACCACCACCGAGGAATACTGAGGCATATATTCAGAAGGGCAAGGAAATGGCGTTGGAAAAGTATTATTCAGAGAAGGGCAGTCCGACAGAGTTGGAAGCACCACGAGAAAGCAAGATAATCACGCAGCAGACGATTGATGATATTTGTTTGCACATTGCGGAGTTTGGTGAGCCGATGGAAGTTGTGTGTTTACGCAAAGGCATGCCTGAAGTTTCCAGTGTTCGTAAATACTGCGGTAGGAATCCAGAGGCGAAGGAGCAGGTAGAGAATGCGAGGCTGGGTGGGGTTTATACGCTGGCTTGTAATTTGCGGAAGGTAGCGAAGGGTGAGACAGGGCATAGCAGCAAGGATGTGAATCGTGATAAGCTGATTGTTGATACGGAGTTTAAGATATTGCGAGCGATTGCACCGAAGGAATTTGGGGATAAACAAGCGGTAGCTATTGAGGGTAAGTTTTCGCTAGAGCAGATTGTGTTGGATAGTTTTAAGCCACTTGTGATTGAAGCGGATTCATGAGCAAAGCATTGGTAGATAGGATAAGGGTATGGAGGGATAATCCTGTAGTATTTGTACGGGAGTGTTTTGGTGTAGAGCCCGATGCTTGGCAGGTAGAGACATTGATGGCGTATTCCAAGCATCAGCGTGTTGGAATGAAGGCAGCGAAGGGCGTTGGAAAAGCGCAACCTAAGTCTATGATTTTTGACACTCCGACAGGGAAAACCAGATGGGGTGATATTAAGGTTGGTGATTATGTATTTGCGCCTGATGGCAGTCCTACGAGAGTATCTGCTGTTTATGATAGAGGGGTATTACCTACTTACCGCGTTTATTTTGATGATGGTTCGTTTACTGAATGTTGCGGTGAGCATTTGTGGTCTGTAAGGGGGGCGGATGAGCGTCGGAGGAAGCATAAAATCCCATATCAGCGAGATACGAAAACTGAAGAAATATGGTCTACGCTTTCCACTGAAGAAATAATCAAGCGTGGAGTTCGTGTAAAGAATGGGAAGTGGGCAGGTAGGCAATTTGAGATACCTCGTCACAGTGCTGTTCAGTTTCCGTTTTCACATCAGCCAATAGATTCTTATGTTACGGGTGTTTGGATTGGTGATGGTAGTGCAGAGAGCGGGCGTTACACAGGTATTGATGACGAGGTTAGGTTAGAGATTATTAGAAGGGGGCATACATTAACTGATAATCAGTCAATTTCAAAAACCATCCATGGTATATCTAGTGGTTTGCGTAAGATAGGTTTACTTGGAGTTAATAGCCAGAATAGATTTATTCCTGATTGTTACAAGTATGCTTCTATCCAGCAAAGAAAAGATTTGCTTACGGGGCTGATGGACACAGATGGGTTCGTTGGAAAAGATAATGGTAGTATGGAGTATGGAACTACTTCCAAGCAATTAGCAGATGATGTTGTTTGGTTGGTTAGGTCGCTTGGGGGAGTTGCTGCGATAAAGGATACAGTTAAGAAAGCATTTTATTATGGCAAAGATGGCGAACGGATAGATTGCAGGGATTGCTATCGTGTAACTATTAGAACTGATTTTTGTCCTTTTTTAATTAAAAGAAAAGTTGATAGGTGGATTCCTGCTGATAATGCTTCCAAGCAAAGATATTTGAAGCGATACATTGACAGGATTGAGTCTGTAGGTGAACAAGATGTTATGTGTATAACTGTAGAACATTCCTCATCATGTTATTTGGCGAATGATTTTATTGTTACGCATAATACGACCGCTTTAGCATGGATGACACTTCATTTTTTAATTTGCTATCCGATGCCGAATATAGCGGTGACCTCTGTTTCTGAAGCGAATCTGAAAGATGGTTTATGGAAGGAGTTAGCGTTATGGATGGGGAAATCCCCTTTATTCACAGAGCTATTCACATGGACGAAGACACGGATATATGCGAAATCCAATCCTGAGACTTGGTTTGTTAGTGCTAGAACATGGACGAAAAGTTCGGATAATAATGCTTTAGGTAACACGCTAGCTGGGTTACACGCCGACCATATCATGTTTGTTCTGGATGAATCCAGCTCCATGCCGAATGCTATTATGTCTAGTGCTGAGGCGGCTCTTTCATCTGCTAAGGTTGGTAAGTTATTACAGGCTGGAAACCCTACGCATTTGAGTGGGCCGCTATATACTGCTTGTACTACGAGTAGGCATTTGTGGTGGATAAGAGAGATTACGAGCGACCCTGATGATCCGATGCGTTCGCCTCGTGTTGATATTGAGTGGGCGAGGGAGCAAATAAAAATTTACGGACGCGATAATGATTTCATCAAGATTTCCATATTGGGTCAGTTTCCTAATAGCAGCTTGAACTCACTTATTGGGTATGAGGAAGTTAGGGAGGCGATGGAAAAGCACATTAAGCTGGGCGAATATCAGAATCATGCTATTGTGCTTGGTGTAGATGTTGCTAGGGAAGGTGGGGACTGTTTTTCCGATGATACAGAGATACTCACAAATGAAGGATGGAAGCTATTTCCAGACCTGCACGGGAATGAAAAAGTTTTCTCTATGGAACATGATAAAGCGAGCTGGGAAGCGATAGATAAAATTCATTGTTATGATTTTAATGGTGAATTGAACCTATTGGAATCTAAACATTTGAATTTTTGCATTACTGATAACCATAGGTTATTGGTTCGTTCGCATCCAGCAAGTGATAGATATGTTTTTAAGACTTACAGTGATTTGCCGCAGAATTTTGTAATTAGGAAAGTTAATGGGTGGAGCGGAAAAAGTCCAAAAACTATAAAATTTAATTCTAGTGTAACGATGCCAAATGGTGGATTACGAAAAAGGGAATGGGAATTTAATTATTTGGATTGGGCTTTATTGCTTGGTTGGTTTGTTAGTGAAGGGTGCGTGTATCAAGAGACGCGCAAAAATGGAAGAATGAGAACTTTAATTGCTCAGAATCCAGGCAAGAAACAGGATATGATTGTTGAGCTTTTAACAAGAATGGGTATTCAATGTGGTATTACAGGAATGCAAGACCAGCAAGTTGAATTTTCAATAGCCCCTATCGGGGAATATCTTAAGAATAATTGCGGAGTTGGTGCTTATAATAAGAAAGTTCCAGATGAGATTAAAAACGGTAGCGAGCAAGTAATACGAAATTTTCTTGATTCATTTCTATTAGGTGATGGTACTTGCAAAAAGGATGGCACTGGGCGTAGTTATATTACTTCAAGCCCTCAGTTGGCTGATGATATTCATGAAATGTTATCTAAATTAGGATGCGCTGGTCTTAAGAGAACGAAAGAAGCAAAAGGAAGTATATTCTATATTGGGGATAGGAAAGTTATTCGCAAACATGATACTTTCGTTATTTATGAAAGCTCTCACTCACATGGTAAATGTGTTCATAAAAGGGATGTTAAGAAAGTGTATTACAAAGGCAAGATTTGGTGTGTATCAACTAAGTTTCAGAGCATTTATGTTCGGCGCAAAGGTGTTCCTATGTGGAGTGGAAATTCTTCCACGATATGCACGAGGCAGGGGAATTTCATGTCCCCGATTCAGCAATATCGGCAGTTGGATGGAATACAGGGAGCTGGGATAGTAGCTAGGCATTGGCGGGATATTAAGGCGGATGCGTGTTTTGTTGATAATACAGGTGGTTTTGGTGGATCATGGATTGATCAGTTGCATCTACTAGGATATTCACCTATAGGAATACATTATGCTGGGAAGGCTGCGAGTCCCCGTTATGCGAATAAGCGAGCTGAGATGGCGTTTGAGTTTGTTCAGTGGATTAAGGCGGGGGGTGTATTGCCTCAGGATGATGAATTATTAGCGGAATTGACACAGACTTGTTATGCGTTTAAGGGTGATAGTATGATATTAGAGCCGAAGTATGATGTCAAAGTGAAGTTGGGGCGAAGTCCAGATAAAATGGATTGTGCGATGTTAAGTTTTGCACAACCGATTTTTAAGGAGAATCCGTATTCCAATATGGGGCAGCATCAGCACAAGAGCAAATATGATCCATTTAGCCCATTGAAAAGAAAATGAGAAAACCGCAAGAGCCAACACCAATACCCCCTGAGTGGATGAAGAAGATAACCTATTGCCCACCATCACCATTGTTTGATATATTAGATTCTGAATTAGATGAGCTAGAGAAAATTATTGACTTGCCCAGAAGAAAGCGGTAATATATCGCCATGAGAGAAGACTTAATACAAAAATTCATAAAGGATTTGAAGGATTTTCCTGAATTGGATTGCTATATACTTTGCCGTCAGAAGGATGACATGGTAGCTATTACTAGAAAAGAACGAGATGAATATAGGAGTATAAAAGATGCCAAGTAAATCTGAATCGCAAAAACATCTGATGGCGGCAGCGGCTCATAATCCTGCCTTCGCTAAGAAGGTTGGAGTTCCTATCAAGGTAGCTAAGGAATTTAACAAAGCTGATGCCGCTCGTGGCAATGTGACGCTGCCAACTAAGAAAGGTAAATAATATGCCAACATCAGCATCCCCCGCCGCAATTCCCGCTCCTCCTCCAGCAGCAGCACCTGCGACACTAGCGAATCCACAAATTGCCAATGCTGGTAAAAAGGGAAGTTCTGGACAGGGTTCAGCTGCTGGTGCTTATGCTTCAACTATTGGCACAACACCTACTGGATTGAGCATTGCTCCGTCTACCAGCAAAACTTTTGGAGGATAAAATGGCAAAATATGATTACAGAGAAGTTGAAGCACCGAATAGCAATTATTTGACATTTGTTAAAGAGTTGAAAAAAATTGGTCAAGATGGTTGGCAGTTAATTATGTATGAAACCATACATGGTTATGTAAAGGGTGTTTGCATCAAAGAGATAGATGATATTACTACTCCTAGCACTGATGGTGCGGATATTTAACAGACAGTAATTTGCCCCACATGGATTTGTGCGGCTGGCTTGGATAAAAGATGGCGAAGAAAGAAAATAATGGTGATAGTTTTTACACTAAATCTTCTGTTGGGCTATTAGCACAGCAGATTGCCACTCCAAGTATATTAGAAAGTAAGAAGCAAGACCGCAGAGATTGGGATTTACTCCGCAGTCATTTAGAAACACGGATTGCTGGCTTGCGTTCATGGCGGCAGAGTTGGTGGAGTTTAGTTTGGGCGGATTGCGCTGAATATATCTTGCCAAGGCGTTCTACGATGCTTACCCAAGGGTCGGGCGGATTTCCAGTCCCAAACAACACAATGCGAGGGGCGCAGTTAAACAATTCCATTATCAATCCACATGCTACTTATTGCGCACGGGTATGCGCTGCGGGTCTAATGACTGGATTGGCTTCACCAAGCCGTGAATGGTTCAAGATGAAGCCATCAGTTGAGAATTTCGCAATGGATGCGGCAGCGAAGGCATGGTTTGACGAAACTGAAAAGCGTATTTACTCGGTTTTAGCGGCTAGTAATTTTTATAACTCTTTCAGCCAAGAATGCGAAGATAATACAGTATTCGGCACTGCTCCATGTATCATTTATGAGGATGCAGAGGATGTAATTAGGTGCTATAATCCGATTATTGGCGAATATTTCCTTTCTTCAAGTGCTACTATGCGAATTGATGGCTTATATCGCACCTTTTTAATGACTGTACAACAAGCAGTTGATATGTTTAGCATTGATAAAACACCTGCTGAAATCAAGAGTTTATGGGAACAAAAGGGTTCGGGATTAGATAAAGAGCGTATTATCGCACATGCAATAGAGCCTAATTTTGGCATTGGAGTAGGTAATGTTGGTAAAATACCAGGCAACTTTGCTTGGCGTGAGATTTATTGGGTTTATGCTAATGGTGCGCCTTATCCTATGTCTGTTCGTGGGTTTGTGGAATGCCCTTTTACTGTGGCACGATGGTACACAGCGAGCAATGATCCGTATGGTCGGTCGCCTGGTATGGATGTGGTGAATGATTCAAAGCAATTACAGGTTCAGGCGGCTAAAAAGGCGGAAGCAATAGCAAAGCAGGTTGATCCACCTTTGCTTGGTGATAAATCAATGAAAAACCAACCAAGTAGTTCAATACCTGGGGATATTACTTATGTTCAGGATTTAAGTCCTAGCGTAGGATTGCGCCCTATTTATACTGTAAATCCTGATTTGAACGCTATGGTAAATGATATAGCCATCACAGAACAACGAATTTCTCGTGGTTTTTTCAACGATGTGTTTATGTCTATCACCAACTTAAAGGGCGACCAGCGGACGGCAACAGAAATCTCTCAGCGTATTAGCGAGGCAATGGCGGTGCTAGGACCTGTAGTGGAAAATGTGGTGAGTGACAGCCTAGAGCCGAAGCTAAAACGCATTTACGCCATTATGCAGCGCAAGAACATGATCCCGCCAATGCCTGATAGTTTGAAGGGCGTTCCGATTAAGATGGATTTCGTCACGATGTTCTCCATAGCGGCGCGAACAAATGCAGTAGCGGGGATCGAGAGGCTTCTCGCTCTAGTGGGTAATGCAGAAGCGGTTTTCCCAAATGCTAAGGATAAAATTGATATGGATAATGTGATTGATGTCGTAAGCGAGTCAATGGGAAATCCTGCTTCCATAATACGCGGCGTTAAAGAAGTAGCAGCGATTAGACAACAAGCAGCACAGCAGCAAGCTCAGATGCAAAAAATGAGCCAGATTCAACAAACTGCTACCGCAGCTCAGACTGGGGCGCAAGCAGCAAATGTGCTTTCGAACACCCAGATAGGTGGAGCGAAAAACGCCTTAGATTCTATTCTAGGGCAATAAACTTCTTGCTTTCTGTATACATTTTGCTACCATATAAAAACAAAATGAGAAAAAATATCATTAAGGACACAATTAATGCGAGAGCCAACCGAACAAGAAATCACAATGAAATTTTCTAAAGCGATTAAACGGGCTATGATGGCAGCTAGAGCATTAGTTCATCATCAGCAGAACTTCCAATTTAAGGTTATCGCAGATTGCTTGGAACTGGTTCATAAGATGATTATCTCTCGTGCAGCAGCGGAAGCAGCAACACAGGAAATGAAAGTCCAACAAGCATTAAAAGCGTTAGGGAAAGTAGAATGACCGAATTAAATGAAAAAGAAATAATCAACACATTGCTTACCAGTCTTGATGAAGCAGTGGGTTATTCTGCTGATTTATATAAAATAACAAAAATTGAAGAACACAAAAATGTTGCTAATCAATTGAAAGCTATGCGTTGGCTATCACATAAAACTGCTACATCAAAACCTTTGCCGAAAAGCGAGCTTTATATGCAAATGGAGAAACTAGAAGAATTTGAGCGTAATTCAGAGCCTAAAAAATCTTCAATCATTATGGAGTAATTATGACTAAGAAGAAAATGTATAACGCCTCCAATCCTGAACATATTGCGGAAGCAAGGCAACAGGATGAGTTTGTAACCCATAACAAGGTCAAATTAATGCAAGAAGTGATGGGAACGCTAGGTGGACGGGAGTTTTTCTATGATTTGTTGTGTTATTGTTCGGCTTTCAATACGCCTTTTACTGGTGAAATTAACACTACGAATTTCAATTGCGGGAAACAGAGTGTCGGATTTCGTTTGATTGCTGATTTGGAGCAAGCATCACCTGAGAATTATGTGCTGATGTGCCGTGAGGGTAAAGCCCCTAAGGTTGTGGTGGAGTAGATAGGAATTCGTCCTTCTTTTCCTCCATCTTATCTGCCACGCATTTGCGGATCACAGATGATTCTGAGACTCGTAGTTTCCGAGCTTGTTCAATCACCCATTTAAGAAGGTCGCCATCTAGGAAGGTTGCTATCTTTGTTTTTTTCATTTAATTTCCTTGTACTCTTTATATTCAGTTATTTCAGTAACAACTCCATCTAACCAAGTGTTTTTCTTAAATCCCATTAGTTTCATAACATTTTCAGCACTTTTTCTATCGTGAAATTTAAGTATGTTCTGCTCTGCTCCGCTCCATTGCCAGTTCATCCATATTTTCTGTACCCCAAAATGGTTTTGGTATTGTCTCTTCCCCTGTGCCGATCATTTTACTCTTCCCTCTCTGGTTTTACAAATGGAATTGAAAGATTTTTGCGGTTTTTTATATAATTAGCAACACCTTCTTTATTTAGTGTTTTTAGATAGCGAATTTCATCATCTATCGCATATCTAATAGGAGCAATTTTTCTGAATTCAGTATCCAAATCTTCAATAGCAGTTTCTAGGGACATCCCTCTTTCCTCTCTGGCATCTCAAAGGTTATCCCTTTGCGTTTTAGGATTTCCATATCCTTAACATCTGAACATTGTACTGGTGTTCCAATAGGTAAAGTTGGGTCATTATCAAAGAGAACCCAGTATTTATGACTTGCTTTAGGATTACATTTATTACAAAAATCAAACCCATTAGACGGAACAGAGACCAAATCGCCCACCCTTGGCTCAAATATCTCGTAACTGTCTGGGTGGACTTCATACCTTGCAAGTACATTATTCTCTGTACCGCCATGCCCATCTTCACCAATGTTAAAAAAATCCATTAAATCATAGGCGAATTCACAACAATTACTCCACTTAATCTTTCCAGAATAATGTGTGGTAATGTACTCCACTCCAAACTCTCTTGCCATCCATACTGCTTTAAGTGGGTCTGTATAAAATAGTTTTTTCATAAAATTCTCAAAATACTCTTCCCATCATAAATTCCAAAATTTCCGCCTCAGGCAATTCTATTCTGCGCCTAGGACGATTAGCTTGTATTTTTAGGATGGCTTCTAGCATAGGTGGAATATCATCTTCAGTCAAATCTTGCTTTATATACTGGAATTCTTTTAATGGTATAGTAACAACTTCTTCAGTTTGATATATTTTTTTAGCAATTCTTTGATTTTTCTCATGAGTTAGGAAATCAAGCGCATCAATACTCCACAGATTTAATAGTACAGCTGATTTAGTTATTTTTGCTCTACCAATCAATTTATGGTCTGGATGACGAATATAGAGATAATTATTTTGCAGCGCATTGGAAAAATGCGCTGTCTTAATTTCCCATACCCATCCAGCCTGTTGTAGGCATAATAAATTAGTCTCCCATCCAAGCCACCTTATCTTAGATAGTAATGATACTTCTATTTCTGAGATGGGAGACTCCATATATTACAATCCTTTTAATAATTCAGCCAATTGATGTTTTTCCTGCTCTGTATCTGCTTTAAGTTCCTGCAATGCTTTTTTTTCATTAGCATAAACCTTAGCGGCGTCTAAGGTCCTTTTTACCTGTGCATCAAACTTGTTTTGGATTTCCTTGGAAGCAGCTTCTTTGATTTTTGCGATTGAACTATCTGCTGGGCTCTTAGTAGAAATTGTAGTAATTTTCTCATCAGACATAAATTTAACTCCTTTAATACTGGTTCAGGGATAAATATCTCCCTTTAGGCACTAAAGTGGCTTTTGTTGTGCAAGTCAAGAGAAAAAGTTTGAAATACTTTCTTTATTCAGCTATTGTTATTTACAGCAACACTGTGAAGTGTCGCATAATCTGTTACATAGAAGTGTCCAATGACTGAAGAAACAATTATTTCTAATGCTGTTGATACTGCGGATGCAGCACCTGCTGCTCCTGCGGTTGAGGTTGTGGCAGATGCTGTGCCTGCCGTTGCTCCAGTAACATCTATCCTAACACCTCCTGCTGACCTTGTTGCTCCAGTAATCCCTGAATTAGTAGTTGATAATGACAATGCGGCAGCTCCAGTAGTTGAGTCAGTAGTTGAAGTTCCGATTGAGCCGCCAGTTTATGAGCCGTTTGTATTCCCTGAAAATGCAGTTGTTGATGACGCTGTTGTTGGTGACTTCACAAAAACAATTGCTGAATTTGAAATTACAACAAAGGCTGACCATGCTGAAGTACAGAAATTTGCTCAGTCACTTGTTGATCGTCATGTAACGCTAATGAATAACTTTCGTGAAGCACAAGCTAAAGCTGTAGAAACCGAAAGACAAAGTTGGGTAGAAGATTTCAAAAAAGACCCTGAGTTTGGTGGAAATCGTGAAATGGCAACTATTGAAGGAGCGCAGAAGTTTATTCGCACTCATGGTGGAACGGTTGAGCAACAAAAAGAATTATATGACATTTTAGCGCGCACAGGATTGGATAATCACAAAGCGATTATCCGTACTTTCGCAAGAGCGGCTATGTCACCAAGTTTATCTGAAGGAGCTCCAAAAGCTGCACCGCAAGTGCCAGCAAGTATTAGTTTAACGGAGCGTCTTTATGGTAAAGTGTAATTATTTATAACTGGAAAATCAATGTCGTGATGACACGGATAATCCCTTTTGAAGGAGTTTTAATATGGCTGGTACATTACTGAATATCGCAGATTATATGCGCCGCACTGAGCCAAATGGTAATATCGCTGATATTGCTGAATTGCTGGCTCAGGCGAATCAAATTCATGCAGATTGCCTATGGCAAGAAGCTAACGAACCAGAAGGACACAAAGTAACGCTTCGTGCCGCTTTGCCACAAGGTTCTTGGCGTTCTGCCAACCAAGGTGTTCCAGCGACTAAATCGCTTACATCTCAAGTTCAGTTTGGTATGGCTGAATTGGTTGCGTACTCGCAAGTTGATAAATCTGTTGCTAACCTTATGGGGCAAGTTGCTAAATTCCGCCTTATGGAAGATATGTCTTTCATTGAAGGTATGTCACAACAAGTTGCATCTGCGCTAATCTATGCGAATGAAGCTACTAATCCTAACCAATTCACTGGTTTGGCTGCAAACTATAATACTGTTACTGGAACAACTGCTAAATCAGCAGCGAATGTGGTTGATTGTGGTGGTACTGGTAGCTCCAATGCTTCTATGTGGGTTGTAGGTTGGGGTGATAACTCAACATTTGGTATCTATCCAAAAGGCTCAAAAGCTGGTTTGACTTATGAAGATAAGAGCGATTTCGTTCCTCTTTATGATAGCTCACAAAACCGCTTTGAAGGTTACACCTCTTATTTCGTATGGAAACTAGGTTTGGCTATCAAAAATTGGCAGTACAACATTCGCTTTGCGAACATTGATACTACAACTACTGCTGGCGGTTTGAAAAGCTCAACTCCTCCTGATTTGTTCGCTTTCCTTATCAATAATATCCGTAAATTGCCAACTGCAAGCAAACGCTTAACTGGTATTACAGAAGTAGATAGCCCGAATGAACCGCGCGTTGGGACTAACCCAGTGCTATATGTCAATCGTACTGTTGGCTCTGCTTTGGATTTACAAGCTGTTCGCGATAAAAATGTTCTGATTTCATACAAAGAATATGCTGGTGAACCTACCATGATGTTCCGCGATATGCCAATCCGTACTGTGGATGCACTAACTAACTCAGAAAGTCGTGTTGCTTAATAATTAGAAAAAGGATTAATTTTATGTTTTTAGACAGTTCACTGTTTTTCTCTTCTTATACTACCCCAGTAGCGGTAACTACCACTGCTGACAGTTCGCTAGTTGATGTTACTGGAGCTGGCTCTGGTAACGCTCCTGCGATGATTGGTGGAAAGAACATTTCAACTGGTGCAACATACCCAATCGGTATTGATTTGGGTGCTAGCGATGGTATCGCAGTTCCGTCTGTCAATGTGACTGTTGGTACTACTTTCACTGCGGGTGGTTCGGCAACTCTAACCGTTTCTTTGCTAGCTGCTCCTGCTGTGAGTGCGACTAACAATACTCCAGGTACTTATACTACCCTGAGTTCAACTGCTGCAATTCCTGTTGCTAGCTTGGTTGCGGGTTTCTCGCTTAATTTGCCAATTCCTCCAATTCAGTTGGGGACAGCGGAAGCTCTACCACGCTTCTATAAACTGAACTATGCGGTTGCGACTGGTCCTATGACTGCGGGTACGCTTTCTGCTGGTGTTGTTATCAATCAGCCAAATATAGCTGAAGGTTCACAATTCCCAGGCAATTTTGTAGTTTAATTTTAACTTAACATAGAGGGTTCTTCTTATGGCTATTTCTACGACTATCCCAACTTATCGGCAACTAAACCCCGCTGGTTTTTGGTCACCTGATGCAACTTTGATTATGGAAGGTGAAGCGTTTGAATACGAAGGAGAACCCAACTATGAAATGGAAGCTCTGAATGAGCCAGCTCAGTTAAAATTGAAAACATTTTTTGATAAGATTGAAGCTGGACGCAAAGATGCTGAAGAAAATGTGTTACCTGAACATCGCAATTTGAATGATTTGCCGACTATTGGTGAGGCTACTTCTGATGCTCGTAGAATTTCACTGGAAAAAGGGCAACCTGGTATTCCATTGATGTCAAACAGAGTTAAGAGCAAAGAAGTTACTCGCACAGTGCAACTGCCAAAAAGTGATGTGATTGTTAGGACTCTAACTTCAACAGGTAGATAAAATGGGTAAGAAAAAGTGGATAAAGGAAAAGGCTAAGCATCCTTCTGGTGCGCATCCTAATTCTGATTTCTCTAATGGTGAGCAGATTAAAAGGAATGATTTGTTAGAAATCGCTGATTCTTCTAATCCGACAACATTAAAGAAATTCCAAAAAAAGAAAAAAGCAGAGGAGGGTAAAATACCTCTGCATGAACGCCTTTATGGGAAAGAGATTTGATATGAGCATAGAAGATAGATTGTATAGCCCTAAAAAACTAGGGAAAGATGCGGATGGAAAACTTAAAGTTACTCCAGTCGCGAAAGCTACTGAAGAACCTGCTCCTAAGCCAAAAGATGCTGGTCCAAATGAGAAATCTGAGGGCAATGCGGAACAACGCACAGCTATCTTGCCTGTGCATATTCGTCATCAACATGAGCGTCGTGAAACTAAGCATAAGCATATTCACGAGCATCATGCTTTACACCACAAGCATCAAGTGGAACATTCTTACCATGATAATGCGAATGCTGGCTCTAAAAAAGAACTTCACGCTCGGCATGAAGGAGAATTAGATGCTATGCACACTCGGCATGAAACAGAAACCGCTGAACTTTATAAAAAACATGAATCTGAACTAGGAAAAGGAAAATAGCCATGACCGCAGCATTAGGTAACGAAGTATTTCAAGTACAGGGTATCCTTCCCAATGGACAGATAGCAGCAACAACTCAAACACAAACTCTTGGGCAGTTTGGCAATGGTACTGCTTATGCTCCAGAGGCAGGAAATATCTATAAACTTTTCAGTTCTGGTACTTCCCCAGCATCAACTGCTGGTGATATTGTAGTGGCAACATATACAATCCCTGCTAATAGCTTTGATATTGCTGGTCGCTCACTAACACTTTTAGCGGCAGGAAATTTCGCGAATAATACGAATGCGAAAACTGCTAAAATTATTATTGGTGCGACAACGGCTGTAGTTGGGTCTGCTGTTTCTGGTGGAACTACACTGGCAACTACAGGTGTTTATAATACTACTGGTGCTGTTGGATGGGCATTAACTGCGAATGTGAGTAAATATGGTGCGGCTGGTTCTAATACTCAAAACTATCAGGAAATGAGTGTTATCATCGGTGCTACTCATGGCGGTATGGGGGTTGCAGGAACTTTAACTCTAAATGAAGCCGCTCCGATTATTGTTGCTATTACTTTGAACTCTGCGACTACTGCGAGCGATAGCTCATTGTGGCAAGTTGAAATCAATGCTACTAACTAGAGGTTAATATGGAAAAACTTCCTAATATGGTGGACATGAAAAAAGAGCCATCCTTAGATGATGACGGCAATGCCTATCCAGGGCAAAATCTTTATCCGTACGGGCTTGCTATTTGCTTGAATGATGATGACCTGCAAAAATTAGACCTTGATGATGATATTGAAGTTGGGGAAATGGTGCATTTGCACTGTATCGCCAAGATTACTTCTGTATCTTCACAAGATACTAATGACGGAGTTAAAAAGCGTGTTGAGCTTCAAATCACTCATATAGCTGCTGAAGATGAAGATGAAGAAAACGAACAATCTGAAGATGTGATGTCTCGGCTTGGGAAAAAATTATATTCTGGGGAATAAGGATGACTAGCAATGGCAGATATACTTTCAATCGTAAATCGGGCTTTATTGCAAACTGGTTCTCGCACTCAACTATCATCTCTTAGCGAAGGTAGCATTCAAAGTAATACTGCGAATGTTTTATACCAACCAACATTTGAAGCACTAGCTCGTGCTGCTTATTGGAACTGCCTAAGAAAACAGGCTGTACTTACATTACTTGCAGCTGCTGCTGGCACACCTGAGAATCCAACTGGTACAACGATGCCAGTTCCGCCTTTTCCGTGGTTATACTCCTATCAAGTTCCATCAGACAGTTTACGAATTCGTTTTATCGTTCCTGTTTTTAATTTGGCTCTTGATGGTATTCCACAGATGACTGGAAATACGGGAATCGTCACTCCTATCCTAGCAACTGGCGCACAAATCCCCTTTGTTGTTTCTTATGACACTGATAATAGCGGGAATCCTCGTGAGATTATTCTCTGCAATCAATCACAATCACAGGCGGTTTATACTGTAAATCAACCTAATCCACAACTTTGGGATAGTCAATTTCAAGCCGCGATGGTTGCTTCTTTGTCAGTGTATTTTATTCAGGCATTAAATATGAATATGCCTTTATTACAAGGTGCAGTTGCACAGGCGCAAAAAATGATTGACCAAGCGAGAATTTCAGATGGCAATGAAGGCACACAAAGCCAGTCTCGCCAAGCTAGTTGGATAAGCGCAAGAGGGAGATTGAATAACATTCCGTTCTATGGCGTAGCGAATTATGATAATATGTCCTTTCCAGTATTCTAATGACAATAGCAACATTTCAAACAAGTTTCGCAACAGGAGAGATAAGCCCCGCACTATGGGGAAGAATAGACTTGCCCGCAATAAGACAAGGCGGTTCAACTATCCGAAACGCCTTCATCAATTATCGTGGTGGCGCGACCTCTCGTGCGGGATTAGCTTATATTGGTACTTGCAGACAATCGGGTAGCAGTTCTCCTCCACGAGATATAAATTTTCAGTTCAGCAATACTCAAGGTTACGCTTTAGAGTTTGGCGATAACTACATGAGAATTAAATCCAATGGTGGGTATGTTCTTGAAGCCAACAAAACCATTACGGGGATTACTCAAGCTAATCCTGCTGTAGTTACTTCAGTGGCTCACGGATATTCTACTGGTGATTGGGTGTATATTGCAAATGTCACTGGGATGACCAATTTCAATGGAATGGCGTGGATTGTAACTAGGATTGATGCTAATACTTTCACATTAACCGATATGTTTGGGAGTGTGGTGGATTCCACGAGTTATTCAGCTTATATCAGTGGAGGTATTGCTGCGAGAATTTACACACTATCTACTCCTTATGC